TAATAAACTTCCGTAACCACCAAGTAATAAATAGACCACAACCGAGCAAACTTCCTCCCCCATCAATTCAAAACTCGGCATACTGCTATGCCTTAGCGATACGAGATAAGTGGGTATGCCATCTATGCAAAAAAATAACATCCCCCTCTGGTAACGCTAACGATAATAATTGTAGAATGGTATCAATAGACCACTTAATCCCGGTATCAAAAGGAGGATCAGACTATCCCACTAACCTAAAAATTGCCTGCCTATGTTGCAATAAAAGCAGGGGAAATAAAGAAATAGCGCTATACCCTGACCATTCACTGAATACTCAGGGAGTGAGTAATGACGAAGTTAAGTTAATAGAAGTTAAGTTAAGTAAAGATAATAAAGAAACACAGCCCTATTGGGCTGCTTTTAGTAAAGAAACTCAAGACAAAATGCTGTTAGTAAGTAAAAAATTCAATATCTACCAGTTGCTAGGAAGAATAAAAAAAACCAAGAAAGCAGAGATACCGGGAGAGGTGGTAGCGCGAATATGTACAGGATATCTGAAAAACCCAGAACGACCAAGAGCAACCTGGCCGTGGTTTATCGTAGCCATTAATAAAGAGTGGGGATCCTGGAGCGCAGAAAAGAACATCAAGGAAGGCGAAGATTATAAGAAACAAGGAGTAGCTCCAGCCATAAAAGAACTGCTGGCAATGATTCTAAAATCAAAGGAGAAAATATAATGTGCGAGGAAAGAATTATTGTTCTTTGTGATTGCATAGAATGCGTACATAACCTAGGAAAATACGGAGGGGTATGTGAGGGGTCTTATAGCTGCGGATTCAGTAAAATTCATATCGGGGTAGAAGGTAACTGTAGTGATAAGAAAATTAAGGAACCTCATGCCTCATAGACAATGGCGCTGGAAGAACACTAAACACAGCGATAAAAAGAAGAGAGAAGTAAATTTGGTAAAGGCAGGGTGGCTTATGAAAAATAATTACGTCCCCCTAAAGAGCCTGATCACTAAGCTAGATAATATTTTCTCTCGGTACAAGAGATTGTCTGCGCTTATGCCGGCAGGATATATCCGGTGTTTTACTTGTGGAGCGTTTATATCTTTTAGAGAAACTGATAATGGCCACTACATAGGTAGGGAATTCATGGGTACTCGGTACTGCGAAGAAAACACCGAGTGCCAGTGTCACTCTTGTAATAGGTTCGCAGAAGGCTCAAAGGCGACCTTCGCTCTTAACCTAATAAAGAAGTACGGACCAGGCATCCTAGAGCGCCTAGATAAATTAAAGAACGAAAGGAAATTTTTCACTTCAGCAGAGTTAGAAGAATTAATTGTGCATTATAAGGCTAAGGTTAAAAAACTGGAGATTTATAAACTTGGTCACTGACCTGTGCGTATTGACAAGATACTGTTCTAAAAAATCCGCTGAGATATGCTTTGCGGTCATAAGCAAACAACGGTTTAATCCGGCGCAGGTTAACTATCAAAGGAGGAATTAATGGCAACAGGATCATGCAGGTGCAGGATATGCGGAGATACTCATAAACTAACGGTTGAGAACTTCCCGCTTGAATTATGGCTACCACCGACAGATAAGAAGGGCAACAGGATTCCCGGAGAGCCGGTATTCTCGGGGCGGGCTTGTAAGAAGTGCGACCACAAAAATCGCAGGGCAGAATTTATAAAGCAATACGGAATACGGGCAGAGGGAGGACGCGGACTAGATCACGCCATAAGAGAGAAAGAAAAAGAGTTGAAGTTTAAAAGTAAAATAGTAAAAGAGATATCTCCAAAGCAAGAAAAGCAGGGATTTTTTCAGAGGATAAAAAATAAGCTAGCGCTTGGCCGGCAGAAAAGAGGAAGATAGTGGAGAAATTGTCGTCTGACCTCAGGGGCAAAGTTTGCATAGTAATTATGGATACTGGATATGTAGGGAGCGCGGAAGAATACGTTAAGGAGTTTTATAATAAAGAGTTTGACGAGCTGACCACGTGCGAGGCTGAGATATTAGTTAGGACTCTTGAGAATAAAAGGGGTTGTTTATTTGATTCAGCTCTTGAAGATTTACCTCCAATAATAGACCAAGAGAAATAAAGGAGAACCATGAGCAAGCAATTAATTAAACCGATTGACTTAGAGAAGATTGAGCAAGTAAAAAACGAATTTTATTCGGATTGGATGAAGCGGGTGACAAAAGAAATCAACAGGGTGGTAGAGGAAATAAACAGAGCGATAGAAAACCTAGTTTAACTAAGGAGGGAACGTGATTAAAAAGAAAACACCAGTAGCATTGGGGAAGTATTTAATCGTTCAGTTGGTAGAGAGCGAAAGCTCAAAGATAGTCATACCAGATACTGTTAATCAGGCAACCGCCGGCGCAGTATTTAAAGTCCGTAGCATAGGCCCGCGGTGCGAATGTGGGGCTAAGGTAGATGATCAGGTAGTTATATCAACTCCGGCAACGCATGAGTTTATGTGTGAAGGCGAGACGTTTTTTGCAGTGCCAGAGATTGGCGTGGCGGTGGTGTTGAGATGAGCCTATATCCTACGGGATATTGCTGGGGATGCGGAAGAATAATAGATCCGGGATTATTATTTTGTCCTAAGCCGCGTAAATGCGAAGATCAATATAAACGTCAACAGACCAAGGGAATAAAAATTGGAAAACGCGCAGGGTATGGCGCAGCTGGGAGCATGCACTAATATGCTATGCAAAGAAGCTGTAACTTTATTAGCGCAGGTCAAGGCATTAGGTTATCAGGCTAATGACTGGGAAAAAGGTTTTATCTTGAGTGTATTAGCATTGGCACAAAGAGATCCAAATAAGCCTTTAAGCTATAAACAATCTACAGCGACGGAGAATATATATCGCAAAGCTGCAGGTGGGGGTAATTACGAGAAGAAGCAGTACGGCTATAGGAAGCCTTAAAATATGAAGATAAAAGTTGATGGCCGTATCGTTGAAGTGGATACAGAAAAACTAGCCAAAGCGATCGCTATAAACTATGCAGATTGGAAAGCATACACCGGGAAGGCGCACAAGGTCGCGGAGATGTTGCCGCAGATTATTAAGATTGAGAAAACGCTGTTCTAATTGACTTGACAAAATGACAAATTGGTGGTACGAAGAGCTTAAGAGGTAACGATGATAAAGATTATTAATTTTATAGGTTATTCAATATTAGCGGCAGTCGCGGGGATATTGGGAGTATCAGCTGTAATAACCATAATTAACGCGCGTTTCTATACCTGGAGATAAGCTATGAATTACTACCAGTTTATGGATTACATTGAGAGTAAGCCAGTGCTTGAGCGCATAGAGAATATTGGGATGTGGTTAGTGATTGCAGGAGTGGGTATTTTAATTTTACGATTATTATACTTGAGGATTAAAAAAATATGAGTAGATTATATGGCGAAGCACTCAGAAGGATCCCCAAGAGATTTAAAGACAGCGAGACCCGGAGCATAGAATGGGAGGAGATGAAAAAAGTTTATATCGCCAATCCCAAATACGCACCGATGTTTTACCACAAGGGGAAATGGCACTACGTAAGATTCAAGAAGGAAATGACGGCTAGTGAAGCTATTATTCGTAGGCTAACACCGCCAATCATATTTAATGCCAGAGTAGACATTAAAGAATATGAAGCATCGGGCAAGAGCTTAAAACATTTTAAGCCACGCAAGCGCAGTAAGCTTAGCTACAGAGGGGACCATTACGAATGACAAAGAAGGAAGCGCTTAAAAAAGCCAGAGCCAAGAGGAAACCAGAAACTCATAAGCTAACAGCGCAGCAGGAGAAATTTTGTCATGAGTATCTAATAGACCGCAACGCAACGCAAGCCGCAATTAGGGCTGGATATTCAATAAAAACAGCGCAAGAACAATCTTCTCAGCTATTATCAAAACTTATGATTAAGGGTAGAGTCAACCAACTAATCAGCGCCGAGCTTGGTAGTATCGATGCTACAGCCGCGCGCATTAAAAAAGAATTAACTAATCTGGCTTTTGTAAACATAGCCGACGCCTATGATCAGAACGGAGCACTCAAGCCTTTTGAAGATATGCCAATAGAATTACAACGAGCAATCCTCGCCGTGGAGAGTGAAGAATTATTTGACGGCCAAGGAAAGAATCGTGAGCAAATCGGGTACACCAAACGCATAAAACTAACCGACAAATTGAAAGCCCTTGAAATGCTAGGGCGCCATCAGAAGATGTTTACCGACATAACAGAGCATAAAGGCCTAGAGAACCTCGCTGAGGAGCTCAAGGCCGCCCGTCTAAGGAGCGGGCAGATACAACCATGTCAGATACCACTAATACCTCTACACTTAGCCCAGAGCAGCAGGAGCTAGAGAACCATAATTCCCTTGTCAGGGATATGGCCTCTTTCCAGAATAACCCGCTAGGCTGGGTAAAATACAGCTTTAAGTGGGGCCAAGGAGAGCTTGAGGGATTTCCCGGGCCCGATGTTTGGCAAACAGAGACTTTAAAGTACATAAGCGATCGCCTGCAGGCTAAAGCTATAAATACGCAGGAAGCAATAAGCTACGTGATTCAAGTGGCCGTAGCTTCTGGCAATGGTCCCGGGAAGAGTGCGCTAGTTGCCTGGATTATTCTTTGGGCTTTATCAACCTTTGAAGATACGCGCGGCGTTGTTACTGCTAACACAGATACTCAGCTGCGTACTAAGACTTGGCCAGAGCTCAGCAAATGGTATCGGCTCTTTATAGCTAAGCATTGGTTTGTTCTCACAGCGACAGCTATATACGCCAAAAGCAAAGAGCATGAGCGCACCTGGAGAGTAGATCAGGTTCCTTGGAGCCTTGAGAACGTAGAAGCATTCGCCGGTCTGCATAATAAAGGCAAGCGCATTATACTTATCTTTGATGAAGCATCAGCCATCCCGGATAAGATATGGGAGACAGCTGAAGGTGCATTGACGGATAAAGATACTCAAATTCTTTGGCTAGTCTTTGGAAACCCTACACGTAACACTGGGCGTTTTAGAGAATGCTGGGGTAAGTTTAGGAATCGCTGGAAGCAATGGCAGCTGGATATCCGTAATAGCATCCTCGTGAATCAACAACAGGTCGCTCAATGGATTGAGGATTTAGGTATTGACAACGACTGGGTACGTGTTCACGTCCTCGGTTTATTCCCAAAGGCCAGTGACCTGCAGTTTATCTCAAGCGAATTAATAACTCCCGCGCGCGGCCGGCAGGTTCAGGCGAGGCAGTATTTATTCGCACCCAAAATTATTGGTGTAGACATGGCCTGGAGCGGAGGAGATGAAATTGTAATAGGTATCCGACAAGGAATAGTTTATCGACAGCTTCAAGTCTTTGAGAAAAATGAAGACGATAGCGTAATTGCCGCGGCAGTAGCAAAGCATGAGGATGTAGAGAGTGCAGATGCAGTACACATAGATCTAGGTTATGGTACTGGAGTCTATTCATTTGGTAAACAGATGAATCGTAAGTGGACACTTGTATCCTTTGGATCTAAGAGCTCAAAGCCAGGCTTCGCAAATAAGCGCGCTGAGATGTGGGGTGACATGAAGCAATGGCTCAAAGAGGGTGGCTGTATTCCCGATGATCAGAAGCTAGCGGATGATTTAGCGGGACCAGAAGCATACCCAAATCTTAAAGGAGAGATTGTCCTTGAGTCTAAGAAGGATATGAAAAAGAGAGGTCTTGCGTCACCAAGTAGAGCAGACGCACCAGCATTGACATTCGCGCTACCAGTGATGAAGAAGAAGCCTGCCGACGAGGAAGGAACAAAAAAGAAAAAGGACTACGACCCTACAGCAGACTACGATAAATAAGACTTGACAAAATGACAAGTATTTGCTATAGATAGAATCACGAAGTATTTTAAATTTTGGTGAGTTGAGCTGATCCCTCAATTCGTTTTCGGCATACTTAAGAGACAATCTGTGCACAGCAGGTTGTCTCTTTTTTATGCACAAAATCTTGACAAATTGACAACTAACAAAGGAGACACTCATGTGTTTCGGAGGCTCACCTAAAACCCCAGCGCAGGAATCAACACCAGTCGTAGTTCCCGCTCCATCAGTAGCATCAGCATCAACACCAGTCGAGACAGAATCCAGTGTAGCAGATAAAAAGAGAAAACAGATTGCTTCATATCAGAGCGGACTTGCGTCCACGATTAAGACATCAGCGCAGGGAGACACTGGATCCGTTAACCTATTAGCTCCGGCAGCGACTGAGAGCAAAAAAACAAAGCTAGGACAATAATGCCAGACGCAATCGCAGAAAAAACTAAAGATAAAATCGGCGCCGGAATAGACAGGAAGATATGCGAGCGCAGGGTCAAAGGTATGCAGGAGGAATTCAATACCTGGGAACCCACGATGAAAGATATCAAAGCCTATATCAATCCTGTAAGAGGCTTCTTTAACGACCTACCGAATCAAGGACAAGCAATAGACCATAAGACTCAGCTAGATGGACATCCACGCAGATGCGCGCGTACGTTAGGCGGTGGTATGACCAGTGGTATGACCAGCCCAGCAAGGCCGTGGTTTAAGCTTGGCTTAGATAATCCAGTCTTAATGGAAATAGATAGCATAAAGGATTGGCTCGATATAGTTCAGGAGCGCATGACCAACGTCTTCAGCCGGTCAAATATATATACAGCCCTGACCAATGTTTACGAAGAAGACGGATCCTTCGGTACTGCGGCCATGCTTCTGACAAGCGACCCCAGCACAGTAATCAGGGCTCGAAACTACACCATGGGAGAATACTGGTTAAGCATAGGAGCAGATGGACGAGTAAATGGATTTGCCCGCAGATACTGGCTCCAAGTAAGCGCGCTTGTAAAAGAATTCGGGGAAGAGAACGTAAGCGAGCCGGTGAAATCAGCCTACGGAAGACTTGGTCAACCCGGGAATGTAGATAAATGGGTATCAGTAATTCAACTCATAGAAGAGAATGATCAGCGCATTGAAGGAAGTAAGCACTTTAAAGACATGGCGTATAGATCACTGCAATGGGAAGAGAACTCTCCGAAAGATTTATTCCTAAGAGTTGGAGGCTACAACAGGTTCCCTGTACTCGCACCTAGATGGCAGAACGTGACCACGTCGGATATCTGGGGTAAAGGCGCACCTGGCTGGGACGCGTTAGGCGACTCTAGGATGTTGATGAAGCTTCAGAAGAAGAAAATGCTCGGGCTGGATAAGACAACCAATCCTCCTGTATCAAAAGACGCTATGGTTGGAGAAGTCAATACTCTACCCGGCGGTGAGACAGTCACTTCCTCGAACGCACCTGACGGAGGATTAAGGCCAGTCTATCAAATTAAATTTGACCTCGCTTCGTGTCAAGCGGCGATTAAAGAAACACAGCAGGCTATCAGTGAGACTTTCTATACCGACTTATTTATGATGCTGTTGAATTCCGAGCGAGGGAATATAACCGCACGCGAAATAGCAGAGTTGCATGAAACAAAACTCCTAATGCTTGGGCCAGTGCTTGAGTGTTTAGAGAGTGAGCTTCTGGATCCGCTAATAGAATTAACCTACGAGATTATGTGGGAGGCGGGACTCATACCTGAGCCACCGCCAGAGATGCAAGGGCAAGAG